TCAACTTCTTGCTCATATAATTCAGGTAGATACTGTTGTGCCCAGTTTACTCCACCTGTATGAAAATTTAAATAGTTACTTGATAATGTTGCTTTAACAGCACTAGGAGTAACTATACTTCCAGCCGCTGGGCCGGAAAATGAAACGTTTGTTGCCATTTTTTAAAGTTTAATAGTTTTTAAGTTTTAATTTAAGTTTTGATGTATCGTCTCCGCTTATAACTCTTGCTTTTAAACCTCCAATTTCAACTTCTTGATGCCCTGAACGAGGATCCATGTTGATATTTTTAGCAGACTTAACAGATTCTTTAATAGCATCTGCTTTGCCTTGTTCATAAAAGTGTTGAGCAATTGCGTCGGCGTTCATCGCTGTAAATAAAGATTTGTGATAACCGAGTGCATCGGACATTTCATTTTTTTCATTTAAGAACTTCTTAACAAAATTATTAATATCGCTTTGCGAGTTTTTAATCTCATCTACATTTTTAATATTAAACCTATATTTCTTATCGCCAACATTATATTCAAAACCTTTGAACGTATCATTGAAAAGAGTATTGGTTTTATTGTTAAACACATCTCTTTGAGATTTGTTTATTTTTTCAGTTTCTGCAGATTCTTTATTATATCTATTAAAAAAATCTACAGCCTTTTGTTGATCAGGTGTTAATTTTGAACCTGATTTAATTTCTTTATAATAATTAGCTTTTTGAGATTCAAGATGATTTTTTGCTTGAGCAACCTCTTCTTTGAATGCTAATTTTTTTCTTTTAATATCTTTAGGATCATCAACTTCTTCGTCAAATGAAAATTTATCGTCAATTAAAAATGCAATTTCATCTACTGATAAATGAGGTTTTGCTTGAGTATAATACTCATGTAATAAATCCATTTGTTCAAACTTTTCGTAATCTTTATTTAAAGCTACATAGTCTTCAAGATTACCGCCTGTTTCATTCATGAATTTTACTAAATCCATAATATTTTCAGGATATTCTATTGATTCTTGTGTTTCTTCTTCCTGTAATATTTCTTCTTGTTCCTGTGTGGCAGCGGGAGCCTCATTGCTTCCATCCACTCCTGCCTCGTCAGTTGTATTTGTTTCATTGGTTTCATCGGTTATTTCTTCTATTATTGGTATCTCCTCTTCCTCTTGATCCCGCACATCGCTAGTACTTTCTCCGGAAGATTCTTCAACTTGTTCTTCGGGGTTTCCTTCTTGTACTTCTCCGCTAGTTTCGGATTCGTCGCGTACAGGAACCTCATCTGTGCTTTGCTTTTGAACGGCATCTGTTTCTTGTTTAGTTTGTTCTTGATTTACGGGTGGTTTTGATAGGTCCACTTTATACATGCCTGATTCTTCGTCAAATCCAGCATTCTTTTGTACAACCTCTTCTTTTTCTTGTATAGACTTTTCTTCAGTCTCTACAACTTTAGCTTTTAATTTTTCTGCCATAATAAAATATTATATAATTATACAATTTATATATTACCTAGGATCAAACGCACCTAAGTCAAAATCACCGCTTATTACATCATTGCCAGCCGACTCAAAACTTTTAGGCGGTGTATTATTTTTTCTTTGTTCTATGAGTTCACTTTGTTGGCTAGCTTGTATTTTAGTTCTTTCGTCTTTACGATCTTCTTTTTTATTTATTTTTTGTTCTTCGCTAGAAGACTTTACTTTAGCTAATTCCATATTCATTTGGAATTCTAAGTTCATTAAATCTTTTTTCAATCCAGCTTCAGCCTGTAATTTTTGCATTTCCAATTGACTTTTTGCTTGTTCTAATTGAATTTTACTTTGAGTTAAAGCTTGTTGTTTTTGCACTTCAGCTTGTGCTGCAACTTGTTGTGCTTGAGCATTTGCTTGTGCTTGTGCTTGAATATTTTGTTGAGCTATTTGCTGATCTTTTTCTTGTTTTTTCTTTCTTCTAAATTTTAAAAGTTGATTAGCTAATTTAACATTTTTAATTTGTCTAATATCTATAGCGTCATCTAAATCAATATTATTTTGAGCAATTGCTACTTGTATATTATTTTCTAATAATTGTTTTTCTTCTTCGTCAGGAGCTAATTCTATGAATATTCCAAAATCATGCAAATGCAATTCTGTTAATTCATCTAATGTTCCCACATTATGAACACCTATGCTTTGTATAAATGCATTTCTTGTTGGAGAAAATTCTAAAACATCTGATATTCTTAATGATATTTTTTCTGCAGTTTCCGCTGTTAAAAATAATCCGCTTTGTAATATGTGTCTTGTTGCCGTATTACTATTAGCCGCTGCTAATTTTTGAACACCAACTAAAGCATTTTTATCAGGCGTACTACCGTCTCTTGCTTCATTTAAACCAGTAGCATCTCTAATCATTTGCATATAATAATTATAAGTACTTATTAATGCACTTAATTTTCCGGTGCCAGCATTGTTGCTTATTTCTTGTATAGGTACTTTACCAGGATTCATATCTCCTTCTGACGTAAATGATCTACCTATAATTGAACCTGTTTGAAAAAACATATTTAATGCTTCTTGTGGATTATAATTAGTACCATTACCTAAATCTACTTCAGCAAGACCGTCAGCATCTAAATACACACCATCAGGAACCATTCTTGAAAGTATTTGTTGTATTTTTAAATGAGTTAATTGAATCATATCAGCAAAACCAGTTATTCTGCTAACTAAAGACTCAACTCTTCCGTCATAAACCCTAGGCGCTACTAATGAATAATTCATTTTAACTTTATTAACATCACTTTTTTCACGCAACATATTATCACAAAGTTTCCAATCTAATAATATATTAGAACCAGGAACATAAACACCTTCATAAAGTACTTCAATATTTTTTGCAATTCTTTCAAATCTTAATCCTTCCGAAGCGGGAGGATTAAAAGCATCCGATTTTTTAATTATTTTTTCAGCGCCTGTTGCTGTTTGTTTAACCTTATATACTTCATTCATATATGTTTTATAATTGAAATACATAACTTGCACTGAATTATTATCTTTATTATTTATTTTACTATTATATTTATTATATATATTATAATCTTGATTTCCTTGTTGTGTAATCTTATTTAAATCTTCATTAGATAAATTAGGAAATTGTTTTTTTAATTCATTAATAGTTATATTTTTTATTTCACCAATATAATATATATCATCAAAATAAGGAGACTCAGTATAAGAATAAACAATATTTGCAGGATCTACATAATCAATAACTATACCTTCTGATTGAGTAAAGCTATTTTTAACACAACCCATTCCTAAAACAGTTAAATCATAATAAAATCTTTTTTTAGTTAATTCATATCTGTTTTGTTCAAATATCGTAGATATAGCTTGTTCTTCTGCTAATTCTATAGCTTGCTTGTAATTTAATTGCATATGCAATTGTAACTCTTCTTGATTTTCAGGTAGTTGATCAGATGGTGTATTAGCTATATTTATACCAAATTGTTCTAATGAAAAATCAGAAATATCTTTAGTAGCCATATCGTCCACTATGCTTTGCATATAATCTGTTCTTTGTTTAACACCAAATGGGTCTTGTGAGTATGCTTTTATATCATATGTTCTTTCTGCAATACCATTTACAACTATATCTACAAACTTAGGTATAATAGGTACTGGCTTCCAATCTAAGTTTAAATAACTTAAATCACCGTTTATTGATAATTCATCTTTATATTTCTGTATACTTTGTTCTCCCCTTGCATATAATCTTAATTTATGATAGTTGTTTTGATTTATAGAAAATCTATTAACACCACGATCTCTTTTAAACCATTCATTTTCTATAGCTTTAGCTACTTTCATTCCATAATCCTGAGATAGTTTTTCATCATCGCTAGCCACTTGGCTGGGGAAATAACTGTTATAACTAGATTCAGCCATAATTTTTTATTATTTTAGATATAGTTCCTTTATTTTCGTATTTTGAAAAGCTAATATTAACTTTTGATTTTTGTCTTTCAACATTTGGCCTGTATAAATTTTTATTACACGCCATAATAGCTAAGCCACTACTAATGGCTGCATCAAATTTTGTTCTTTTATTTATGTCAAATTTAGCCCAATCATTTAACGTGATATTAAAATACATGTCACCAAAAGTTCCATCAGATTTAACTCCAACATAATTATTTATATAAGTTTCAATAGCAGAAGCATGGGCCTGCCTTATGTCTTCACTTGAATTAGGTATTCCTCCTATTTCTTTTTCAGTAACTGATAATTTATTCCAAGCCCTATCAGGCCTATTCATGGAATATCCTCTATAACCTCTTCTTCTTAAATAATATAATAATCTAGGTTTATTATTCTCTGCTAATATAGGCATACCATAAAAAACCAAAGACATTAATACATCTTCAAAAAATATTTCAGAAGTTTGAGGCCTAGCTATATATTCTAAAAAAAATCTATTAGGCGGCGCATCTTCCATACTAAATTTAGTAAGACCATGTAAAGAGCCTTTAGATCCTTTACCATCTGTTGTACCGGATATATCATAACTATCACAGCCAAAAGCTCCCATATGATCATTGCCTGGATATTTAATTCCATTTTTATTTATAATATTATTTTGTAAATTTAAACTAGGCACCCAAGATATTTTAAATCTTCCATTAGGTGATGGTGTAAATTGTACTTTGCTATCTTTTATTCCGTTTTGCCACGAAAAATTTCCAGTAGTGATACTAGCCTCTTTTGTAATATCGTCATTGTAGTCAATTTGCTCGTAAATGCGAGCAAGATTAAATAAGCTATTTTTAGTTTCATCTCTGAAAGCATGCTCTTCAGTCCTTGGAAATTGTCTATAAAATTCATTTAATGCGTCTTGATCTCCTTTTAATCCATCAACTTCATTTTCCCAATGTTCAATAACCCCGACGTCAATGTATTCTCCATAATTATCTTTAATTGGTTCTTCTGGCGTATTGAATACAGGTAGTCCATAAGAATCAATGAATCCTTCGAAGTTCCATTCCATAGGTATGAACAAACTATATAATCCCGAGCGAGTCTGTCCATTGCGGTTTCTTTTTGTAACATCTGAATTATTATATAATTTTTTAAAGTTTTCACCACCTTTATCTAGTGAATTACTTGTTGAACCCATCATACATTTACCTATAACTCTTGAACCTAATCTTAAGGTAGTTTTAGTTACTCGCCAGTTATTTAATATGTTTTCTGGTCTTTCCCATTTACCAGCTTCATCATGTACTAACAACGCTAATTTTTCTCCGTCATAACTATTATCACCTGTGTTTTTCCAATCAATAGTTGTATCTAATCCAGAAAGTTCTTCAACTTTTTCATTTACAATTATTTTACGTCTAGTAAATTTACTTGCGGGAACACGATATGCCAACTCTGTTTTTGGTCTATCCATTCCATCTTGTATTGGTTTAAAGAAGAATGGATAATTAACGGATATTGGTACAACTTTGTCGGTAAACATTTTTTTAGCATCAGCCCCGGATTTTGATAAGATACCATATCTAGCGTCCGAGGATATAGTAGCTTGGTTAACAGTTTCCGATGATGCCATGAATGAAAAGCCACTCCGTCTATTTTTGAGGTAGCACATCCCGTAGCATCTTGTATCTGCTTTGCAAGCTTCCCAGAATATAAAGAATAATCTATTTGCTTCTCTAAACTCTGGTTTCCCAACATCAATTTTGGTCCACTGCAAGTACATATAATGAGCCCCAGTGATATAAGTAGCTTTGCCTTTGTTATAAAACCAATAGCCTTCTTCACGTTTGCTAAATTCTTTATCAATATATCCATGCCATCTATTTTTAAACTCAGCTGGTAAATCTTTCCAATCAAATATAGTTTTTAATTTTGATAATTCTTTTGGATAGTCTTGTACTGTCCACTTATTATTTTTATTATCAATATTTTTTGGCGCGGGTGGTAGTGCTATCCGTAAATTTTGGATTTCATATATTTCACCAATTTGACCAGTTTTTGATATAACAATAATATCATTTTCTTTATTATAGCCATAATTCCATTTTTTTGCTTTATTAAGCCTTTTAATTGTATTAATTCTTACAGGCTCTATAATATTATATAAAGTTTGATTATACATTATTTAGATCTTCTTTCGGCAAAACCTTTAAAAGTATTTTCTTTTTCTTTTATAATTGTGCCTTCTATTAGTGCCTGTTCTTGTTCAATACGATTAAGTATTTCAAAAGCATCAAATATAGCTAATTTTTTTGTAGCAGCCGCATTTTTTAATCTATCAGCCGCAACATCTTCTTCTGAATCAACAATAGGTTCTTTTGCAACTTTAATTAACTCATCAACTGCTTTATGTCCAGCTTGGATTATATTCTTCTTCGTTTCCTTGACGTTCATACTTTATACATATTGAATTTGTTGGTACTCTATATAATCTTTCTCCTTCAATTATAAATTCATATTCGCTTGAAGAAGTAAATCCAATCAAATCTTCTTTGTATATATCTTTAAGATTATTATCAACATATTTAATAATGCCTCTTAAAGGAACTTCTTTTTCTAATATAATATTAGATTTAATTGGTTTAATAAAACAATAGCCATCCATAGCTTTCCATATATTATTTTGTTTATATAAAAATATTTGATCTTCAGATACAAAATATTTATTTTCCATATAATAACTTCTGCTATTTTTTTCAACACCTTTTACATTATACCATCTTCTAAATACATTATGATGTATTATAACTTCATCTCCTTTTTTTATTTTGGTGTTTTTAAACTTAGGGACTGACGTCACTATACCTGTACGACTTATATATCGATGATCAGAAATTTCTGTATTTAACAGCAATTCTGAATCATCAATATATTTTTTATTATCGTATCTTGTATTTTTAGGTTTAACTATGAAGTTAAATAAACTTTGCATTAGTACTCTAAGTTATATTCAACGGCTATAGCCATATTTTTATTAAAGTCTTTCCACGGTAATACTTCGTTATTTTTTTTAATATAAATAGAAAATTTATCATTTTCTTCTATAATATCACATATTATGTGGCCGCCATATACTTCTTGGCCAACCGCATAGTGCATAGCGTCATTTTTATAGTCTCTACCTATACTAATTTTTCTTACCAATGACATGATTTATTTTACTTCTTCCGGTTGCACATCTTCAACAATAGGCTCAAAAGTACCGTCCTGTATATTAACGTTTACTTTACCATATGTTTCTTCTAAAGATTTTTGCATATTAGCCATATCGGATTGTAAAGCTTGTGAAGCATGTAACAACTGATGTTTTTGCATTTCAATATTACCTAATTGACTAGATGCGTTATTAAGTTTTCCAACTAATTCTTGCAGGTTTTTTAATTCTTCTTCGGTTATTTTGTTTTCTTTACTCATGGTTTTAATTTTAAATTATTAAATTATATTTACTTATTTATTATTATTACTTATTTTACTGGTTTTCTAACTTATTCTGTTTCTTCAGTTGCTGGTGGTTCAATAACCGGTGCAAAAGGGTTGTGATAAGTTTTTTCAATTGGGGTAATTAATTTTTCAATTTGAGCATCTAAATTTGCTTTCATTGAATCTACGTCTATACCATCTTCTAACCACCCAATTACCATTTCTTCTGTAAGATCTTCGTAAGCGGTGAAGTTATCTGCATCGTATTCTACCCCGTGAGTTCCTATAGAACTCGTTGAGTGCTCTCCAGTTTCATTAGTAGCGCTATAGCCCCAATGTACTGTGTAAACAACATTTTCGTTGCCGTCTTCTACTGCGACTTTTGCGTCTAACGCATTAATCGTCCATTTATAAGTGTTTGCCATTGTTTTATTATTTATTTGTTTAACTATTTAATGTTATTGATGCTTTTGATCCCACAGGTCTACCATCACCACCTGATTGAAAATATTTAAAGTGACAGAAAGGATGTATACCTAACCCCGTAAATGTAAATGTAACTATATTAGTTTGACCAGTTCCGCCGCCAGCGTTATCTCTAGAATATGATATACTCATACCATGATTATTATTTCTAATATCAGTTGTACGACCTGAACTATTATTATTATAACCACCTATTGTACCATCACTCATACCGTTTGTGCTAACAAACATGAATTCTAAAGCCCATGACTTCCAAGCTTGAGCATTATATCTAAATACTACAGTATCACCACTCGACATTGTTCCAGTCCAGCCTTGTGTCATTTCTATTGTTCCGCTGCTTACTGCACTACCACCATTCAAAGTAACACTGACTTCTTCATCTTCTGTTGCCATACCGGTTGCTACAGCACCTCTCACTTCTAATCTTGCTGCAGGTAAAGTAGTTCCAATTCCTAAATTTCCACTTTCAACCAATCGCATTTTTTCAGAGTTAGAAATATCCCATCTATGATATCCTGCAGCCACATTATTTACATCTGCACTATATTCTAATCCAGCATTACCTCCACCTAAAACTCTATGTTCTAAATTTGTGACATCTGTATCTTTAAACCGCAATATTGGTGAATTATGAGAAATTCTTATATTACCGCCACTAACTTCTAATTTATCATTAGGCCCCGCAGTCCCAATTCCTACATTGCCGCCAGAAAAATGTGAAGCTCCTGCTGTATCAATTTTTACTTTTTCTACATTACTAGCTGCTTTTAAGAACAATTCATTATTTCCTGAGCCATCTACAAAAAAGCCACCTAAGTTGGTGCCATTATATTCTGCTTTAATAACATATTTACCAGTTGATGTTTGATTTACAACAAGTTTTTGGTCAGGTGAAGTAGTTCCAATCCCTACATTGTTATTAGAAGAAATTGTCATAGTATCTTTAACAGCACCTCCATTTGATAACTGTCTAAATTGTATAATACCATAATTATTTGCATTTCCACCAGTATATGAGCTACCAATATAAGTTGTACTAGATGATTGTCCATAGTCAAAAAATCCAAATTGTCCAAATGAATCTGGTCTATGAACTCTAAGACCACTTGCACCTACACCTAATCCTGTAGCACCTTTGACAGATAAAGGGGAGTCTGGGTTTGTTGTCCCAATTCCTACACCTGTATTATTTATAGTTACCCTATCGCTACCGCCTGTTCTAAATGTTTGAGTATCTCCTGTAAAAGCTATAAAAGTATTATGGTCACCATTATGATAAATTTTATCATCAATACCAATGTTTCCAGCAACTTCAAGCTCAAAGTCAGGAGATGTTGTTCCTATTCCTACGTTTCCACCAGTTTGAATAACCATTTTAGTACCACCATCACTATTAAAATGTAAAGCATCTGCATTAGTATCTTCATTTCTTATACTCCACATTTCTTGTGTATTCTTAAGCTCTAATGCTGCACTATCATTATCTGTTGGAGCAGTTACTCTTATATATACATTACCTCCACCTTGTACTTCTAGCTCTCTTGCAGGCGATATAGTTCCAATTCCTACATGTCCTGATGAATTTATATACATTCTTCGACTACCATTTACTCTAAAATCCATAGAAGTATTAGGTACTAAATAAATACCTGCTTGACTAAATGAAGCTCCTGAATAAATACCTGCTCCTGCGCTGTCAGAATATAAATAACCAGAAACACCACTTGTTCTTGTCCATTGTACTTGGTCATATGCTGCTGAAGTAACGTCTAAAGCGTGACTAGGCGAAGCAGTTCCGATTCCTACATTTCCTGAACTATCAATACGCATTCTTTCTGTGCTACTTGTACCTAAAGCTATAATTCCTGTTGATGGGGCAAGCATAGTTACACCGCTTGTAAGATTAATATTTAAATCAGCATCAATTACATTCGTAAATAATGCAATATTACCATTACTTGCTTTTGAAACATGAAACTTTCTTGCTGGCGAAGTTGTTCCGATTCCAATGTTTCCTCCGTTAAAATAACTATCTCCGTGAGAGGATATAAGTACATCTTCATTATTTCCTGCATCTCTTAACACAAGCTGTCCAGAACCTACACTGCTTAATCCAATAATAGCTTTTTGCACGCTATTGTTGTTAGAAAAATGAGCTATATCAACACTTGTTGTTGCTGAAGCTGCAACTTCTAATCTTGCACCTATTGAAGTTGTTCCAATTCCTACATTACCTCCATTAAAATATGAGTTACCCGCGGTATTTAACTGTATTTTAGCAGATTGTCCATTAGCATACAAAATTCCTACGCCATTATCTGCGCTATCTATATAAAAATTATGTGTAATGCTGTCATCAGTATCTTCTTTTATAAGTATACCATTTGTATTTGTAGCAGTATGAATGTCTAATTTAGCACCAGGCGATGTTGTTCCAATTCCCACGTTCCCTGCGCTTGTGATACGCATTTTTTCAGTCAATGCAGCACCTGTATAAGTTTGGAAAGCCATAGCATAACTACCCGCGTTTACTATAGCTATATCTCCAGAGTTCCATCTTAAATAACCGCCTGTTCCTGTAATATTTATATTTCCAGATATAGTAAGCTTTTCATTTGGCGAAGTAGTTCCAATTCCTACATTGCCTCCTGATGTAATACTTACTTTATCGGTATTGTTAGTTCTTATTCTTAAATCGTGATTACTTTCTGTCCCTACAAAACCTTGACTATTGGCAGAAAACATTTTTGTAATTACATTATTTGTAGTGTCTTTAAGAGCAATAGTCGGAGATGTTGCGTTTTCAATATTTACATTACCTGTGAATGTTGGTGACTCTTCAAAATTTGATGTTATAACACCTGTGCTAGAATTATAGCTTAAAGCATTCCCTGATACACTAATTGCAGATCTAGCTCTTGCA